TGAGTATGTATATAAGCTAGAAATCGTGTTGCCCACTACCGCTACCAAGGTAGACACGGTTTACTCCGGGATTTCGCAAATACAGTATTATGCAAACACGACCATACAGTCGGTGACGGCGAACAACTGTAACATCCTGTATTCTGCGGGAGGGGTCAATCCGGGATTGGGGATAATGGAACAGTAGAGGTCTACGTGTAGACGTTAACGTCTGAACATATTCGTTAATGTCTAGACATATTCGTTTTAACGCCAGACGTTAAGGAGAGAGTGTAGGATTTAAGCAGACTTTCTGATTGGGGAATACTTGCCCCGACATGCATTTGTCGTGTTCGTCCATTCCGACACAACTTCGCGCGCCGTCGTATTCCCCCACGAAACACCATCCTGCTTTGGATTTCTGGGAAGCAATGGGTTTTTGAATGGAGTCGCCAGAATCGGCGGGTTTCGGATCGCATTTTTCGCCAGACCCCGATTTGCCCAACACTTTATCCAAACTTTGTTTTTCGGATTCGCTCATTCCACCCTTGCTCGCATTCACCAGGAGCCCGCCAATGTTTTTGAGCGTCCCTTCGGCAATATCCACACCGGTTGTTGCCACGTCGCCTGCCACCGTAGCGGTGGTGTTGATGAGTTCTCCGGCAGAATACCCGAACATGGACCCCAATTGAACAGAGACGGGTCCAATGATTTTAGCAAGACTGTCAAGTACTCCTGCGGATACGGATAAGAGATTGATTCCAATCATGGATAGAATGAGAAGCACCAAGAGAACCATGACTAAGGCGTTTTTTCCGCTAAATATGGATTCATCGGTTGAAGTAGATACCGGTGTTGTTGTGGTTGTTGGGTTTGCGGATTCCATTGGTTATACTATAGTGACACATATAATGTCTATACTTATTCTCTGCTCTCCTTCGGGAGTCGAGCAGAAAAAAGTATATTCCATATGCACTATCCATATTCGTTAAAAACGAATATGTCTAGACGATAATACATGTCGATAACACATGCGTCTTCTCGTTGCATTGTTTATAATATTATGTTTGAACATACTAAATGGGTTTCTTCAATTACATCGAAAATTTCTTCTTCATCAGTTTAGGCGTCTTGTTTATTCTGGTGTTGTTGCTCGTGTATCATTTTAAACAGAGGATGAGCTCGGTCGAGAAGAAGGGCGACACCATGTTCGAATTGATGTCGAGTATGATCCATGAGATAAGGTGGCTAAAAGGGTTTTACGCCGATGCATCGGACGAAACCGTCCCAATCGAATGTCCGGTGAAATCGACGCCGGAAGTGGAAGTTCCTGTGCAGACGGAACAGTTGTCTTATGGGGGTTCGCACCAGAAAATAGTGGTGTCGGATGCCGACTCTGATTCGGACTCGGATATCGACTCGGACTCGGATTCGGATTCAGATTCAGATTCGGATATCGACTCGGATTCAGATTCGGAAGAAGACCTTCACGAATTAGAGAGAATCGAGTTGGATGTCGTAGACGAATCTCTCCCATGTGTCCATTCTCCGGTAGAAATCAACCTAACCATGTTGGATGACATGGTTCCGATTGTCGAGGGAAATCCGACAGATTTAGCAGTAGAGCCGGTTCCAGAACCGGGACCGGACCTCGAATCCGCCGAACCGTCTTCGGTGGATATCGAAGAAGTCAATCTCGTGTTGGACGTTGAACCGGAAGTAACCGTTCCGAAAAAATACACGATTGAAGAGCTCCGTAAAATGAATATCTCTCAATTGAAAACACTTGCCATTCAGTGTGGTTCTGCCGTGGACACCAGTAAATGCAAAAAACAAGAACTCATCTCGATTATTACGCAGCAAGGATAATGGCTACGCGAGAAACAAACATATTTCTCTTATATATATAGTCTAGTAACGTGAATGTTTTCGTTTTTGTACAACGACCGATCCAATGATTTAGCGTCCAACAAGGTGGCGGTGGTTCACCCGGCTTTGTCGGAATTGCCTACATCGCATTATGGTTATGCAGCGAATAACGTGTATCCCGGTTTCCCGCCATTGATGGCAGACGGGCGCAGTTTGATTGCCTCTTGGCAGCCGGAAGCCGTGACGAATGACCTGTTGGTGAAAGAATCCGGTATCCAAAGCAATTGGGAATACCGCAAGTACTTGACGCAGAATGCGGCGTACATCATGAAACGTAATTTTACCGAATCGGCAAATGATGTGGGGTATTACGAGAGAATGGGAAAAGACACGAAATCGGAATTTGAACCGATTCCTCCGCCGTTGCATGTCCGCGAATTCGGGCATCCGGCATTCTACACGAATTATTTAGAAAAAGAGAAGCCGTATGGGGCATCGACGAGTGACCTGAAAATGGCGTATTTGTCGAGAGAACAGTTGCAGGCGCAGATGGTGAGCCCGGCATTCACGCAATCCGAATTGTTGAAGATGCGTCGATGAAAAAGGGACGAGAGATAAATAACGTGTAATGTATATAACCGGTTATTTATGAGTGAGAGGAGAAACAAACGAAATATGAGGGGGGGGGGCATCACTATTGAAAAAATCATAACATGGATTAATAACAACCATCAAAAAATAGAGATTCAACAATATGATACAGTAGACCGGGCAATGATACTAGATAATTTACTAAAATATAAAATTGGCGATGATTGCATTTATGCAAAATTCCATGAAATGATGAAAACTTTATATGAAAATTCCATTTACATAAAAAGTGACCAAATTATCGAACAATATACGAAGAATATAAATCAGATTATTGAATTGTATAAGTCAATGAAATTAACAAAACTCGTAATTTATTTGCCAGACGATAAAGATAAATATAAGTTAAGTTCAAATTTTTATTTTACGATTTACTGTATTTATTTATTATCAAAACATGATTATTTTACAAATTTATCGATTGAAATACTTGATAATAAGAAAACATACGACGATACATGCATGTTATGTATGTGTGATGATTGTTCATATAGCGGAAAGCAATTGTGTAGTATAATAAAACGCATAATGGGGTCATTTACACGGATATATTTAAATTTGTTTATGTATACTGATGTCGCACGTCAATTCATAATGACAATTAAAGATATTGATGCATACAAACATGTTAATATTATATTCCCAGAATTAGACAACTCTAAAATATCAACTGTAGACACAATATTAACCAAAAATTTCGGAAATGATTATTTAAACTATGATATGTACGTTATAATAGAGCACCGTGAGAAAAATAATACCATATTAATACTTGAGCCAAATAAGAACTTACATTTAATATACACATTTTATAAATTCCCAGATTATTTTTCAACTTTCCGATATTTATGCGTGTTATTTAATTATAGGAAAATGTTATTAATTCCAAAATATTTATTGCATTTTAAAATTAGTTTTCCGATTATTAGGGTGATTAATCATCTGAATCAGAAGGAAGTGACGGATATTAAAAAAAATATACACTTATTAAGATTCAGCTGCAATGAAATGGATAACTCTATTTTATTGCCAATAACGAATCGTGATGGTACGAGTATACCAAATGACAGTTATGGTACGATTATACCGGATATACAAGTACAAAATGTAACAGACAATATAAATCCAGACACAATATGTCAATATAATATTTACAAACCGTTTTATATTACAGAGAGTTTCATTGAAATGTTGCGCACGATCACAGTCGGTGGGCACTCCCGAAAACGCCGATTCACCAAGAGAAGAAAACACTCTACCAAACGAAGATAAATACATGTTTCCAATACACATGTATGTATCCCACCTATGCGTCTTGCCAGTTTCGATGTCGGAATCAAGAACCTCGCTTATTGTGTGTTTGACGTCAGCGCACCCCAACGACAAATCGTGTCGTGGACCGTCGCCAATCTCTTAGCACCGGAGACCCCCGCCGTTTCCTACACGTGTACACAAGAACTCACACGAAAACGCAAATCCGACGCTGCCAAACCATGCGGAAAAGTCGCCAAGTACCAATCGCCCACCCACGCACACCACTACTGTTGCGAAACCCATGCGAAAAAATCGACGGAATGGATTCTTCCGAAAAAAGACTACACCTTGTCCAAACTCAAAAACAAAACCCTCCCCGTACTTCAATCCGCCGCACGCGAACATCAGATTGATTGTTGCGGATTGAAAAAGTTGGAAATAGCGGAAAAATTGGCTGTCCATTATGAGGGGCGAACCTGGCGCCTCCTGGGGACATCTGCCGACCAACTCAAAAAAGCGGGAGAGACGGATTTGATTACGATTGGCAGGGCGATAAAGCGGGTGTTGGATGCGGATATGGCAATGGGTGGAGTAACACACGTGATTATTGAGAACCAGATATCGACGATCGCGTCGAGAATGAAGACGATTCAAGGGATGATTGCGCAGTATTTTATTATGCAAGCGAGAGAAATCCAGGTGGAATTTGTTTCGAGCCATAACAAACTGAAAGGATACGTGTTGCCGTCGGAGACAACCCAAACCCAAACCCAAACCCAAGAATACAATACAGATAGAGGCGAGCGAAGCGAGCCATTAGAGGGGGTTGGGAAGGGGTTTTCCGCCCCCTCCTTGGAAGGAGGGTTGCGAAGGGAACCATTGGTTCCCTCGTCGTCGGGGGTTGGGAAGGGGGCGGAAGCCCCCTCCTTGGAAGGAGGGTTGCGAAGGGAACCATTGGTTCCCTCGTATAGGGCGAACAAGTCCGACGGAGTGGCGATTTGCCGCGAGCTGTTAAACACGACACCTACTTATGAGTCATGGAAACCCATCTTGGAAGCATCGAAAAAAAAGGACGATTTGGCAGATTGTTTTCTGCAAGGGGTTTGGTGGATTTCGACCCGATAATCATTTATTGTGCGTAGAACTTAAACATAAATAGTGTAGGAATAACATAAATAGTTAGTATTCGAATATGGAAGTCATTGATATTGGTTTAGCCGATTTGGAGCCGGTTTCGATTACGCTGAACGACGGTCCTTCTGAGCCCAGTTTCGGAGGTGGCATCGAGCTTCTGATGAACGACAAGAAACGGTCTTCGACCAACAGTGTGAATATTGATTTAGGCGATATCGACCGATTAGAATCGGATTTGAACGAATTGTCGGGTAACAAGTCATCCAGTGCCAGTTCCAACACGTTCTTGGATGGAACCAAATCCATCAGCACCTTTGCCTCCAATCTCTTTGGATTTTCCGAGGCACCCGCTGCCAAACCCGCGGACCAAGGGTACGAGAAGTCTGATTCCAAGTTGGGGCAGTCGACTACCAGTAGTATTGGCAACACGAAAACCTGGGACGGATTCACCAAAGTGTCGGATATTCCACCGGAACCGACTACTCAGTCTTGGCGGTCCAATTCGGCGAACATGAGTGAGTTGGCGAAGCGTAGGAAGAAGCGCGAAATGATTAAGAAATTGGAGGAATGGCGAGAGAAGGGGCAGTTGAAACACGGGAATCACTACACCATGGATTCGAACTACGAGGAGGTGGAGGACGAATACGAAACCGCGTTGGAGGAGAAGAAGCGGAAGGAAGGTGTGAAGTTGTATGGCTGGTGGTTTTTGACGTTTGTGAATTCTCTCGAATACGCGAATTCGGCATTCAATCCCTTTGATATTAATTTGGATGGTTGGGGAGAACAGGTGTCGGAAGACATGGAGAGTTACGAAGACATTTTCAGTGAATTACATGAGAAATACAAAGGTGGTAAATTGGCACCCGAATTAGCCTTGTTGATGCGTCTTGGGTTTAGCGCTGCGGTCGTGGGTATTTCGAACAAAGCGTTGTCGTCTGCTACACCTGGTTTCAACGATGTCATCAAGCAGAGTCCCGAATTGATGAAGATGTTTACGAATGCAACGGTGCAGAGCATGAGTCAGCAGAGTCCGGGATTTGCGTTTGCGAATAATTTGATGAATCCAGACAGTGATATCAATACGACGTTTGGACCGCCACCGAAACCGGTGGAGACGAAGACGCAAGTTCCTCCGCCGAGACCGGGAGCGATGCACTTTACGGCGGGTCCTAGTAGACCAGAGTCGTCGGGTAGACAGGAGTCGTCGAATCGCCCGGATATCGCTCTGAGCCGCGGCGCTATGTTCCGCGAGAACGGACAGGATGTGGGGCAAGGATATTCCGATATTAACCGTCCGAATAATATTACCTTGGCACCGGCTCGTTCCGAATCTAGACCTGAAATGCGTGGTCCCCAGAGTGTCGACATTGACAGTATTCTCTCGGGATTGAAAACCAAGACGGTGAATATTCATGAGCAGTTACCGAGTGGTCCTGGTACGGACGTGGATGATTCGATGATTAGTGTGTCGTCTCTGAAAGACATGGCGAATGCGGGTATCCCCAAACGGTCGAATCGCAGAAAGAACCGGTCGGACAAAAACACGGTGTCTCTTGACATCTAACAAGGGAACCCATGGTTCCCTTTGAAACCCTCCTTATCGCAAGGGAATGGAGGGTACCGCAAAGAACCTTTTGTGGCGAGCGAAGCGGAGGGGGCTCCTTTGAATCTGCCTACGGCAGATTCTTATCCCTTCCCAACCCCGGGCTAGTGGCTCGCTTCGCTCGCCACATCCGGGTATTGGAAATCCTCTACACTACACTATACTACATCATATACGTGTTACGATATGATGTAGTTCCAATGGCGAGCCACTATCCCGGGGTTGGGAAGGGATAAGAATCTGCCGTAGGCAGATTCAAAGGAGCCCCTCCTTCAGAAAAACGCATTCTTGCCCAGCAATTCTCTCCCCAAAATCAGTTTATGTATGTTTTTGGTGCCTTCATACGTATTGACGGCTTCTAGATTCATTACATGTCGAATAATATGGTACGCATTCGACACGCCATTCCCGCCCAGTATATCCCTACACAATCTCGCAACCACAAGAGCGTTTTCGCAATTCGTCTTTTTCAAAAAGGAAATGAGAGCCAGATGTTTGTCTAAATCATCAAACGATTGTATTAATTCTGCCGCCGCGAAAGAATTGTTGAGAGAATGGTTGTACAATTCGATACAATGGACCAAATCGTTCTGGATAAGTTGGAACGACGACAGCGATTGATTGAATTGTTTTCTCTCGTCTACGTAATCGATGGCAATATTCAGAATACTTTCCATCGCCCCTACCACTCCCCAGGAAATACCGTAGCGCGCTTTGTTCAAACACGTAAATGGACCGCGCAACCCACGCACATTCAATTGGTTCGTCTTGGGGATTTTCAGATTGTCCATGTAAATATACCCGGTCGGCGAACACATCAACGACAGTTTCTCTGTAATGGCAGGTGTAGTGATTTGGTCGGTTCTCTCGCTTACTAGACCGATGATTTGATTGGATTCGTTTTTACACCAGAGAACGAAGACGTCCGCGATGGGAGAATTCGTAATCCATATCTTGGACCCATTGACGACGTAGTAATCCTTCTCTTCCACCGCGGTGGTTTTCATACTTGCCGGGTCGGAACCTGCGTCTGGTTCGGTTAACCCGAAACACCCTACATATTTACCTGAATAAAGGGAGTCGAGGTATTTGGATTTCACGTGTTCTGACGCGAACTGTTCAATCGGGTTGATAACGAGAGAAGACTGGACAGAATATCCGGACCTTAACCCGGAATCGATTCCTTCTATATGATAGTTTAGCATTCCGTAGAGTAGCGGTGACACGTCATTCTTTTTATGGTTGAAAATGCCGTTCTCTCCCCACGACCGGTACAAGGACCGGTATCGGTCTTCGTTGAAATACAAGAATGTGTCGGCGGTGGGGTAGTGCGTTTTCGTGATTTGAGAGACATTGCTGCAAACCAGATTCGTAAGTGCATCGAGTTTCCTAAACTGACCAAATAGATTCGCGTACTTTTTCATTATACAATGGGTGTAGGGTTTTTCGTGGCGAGCGAAGCGAGCCCAATCGGACCTTTTCTCTCGATGTTTGTGGAGAGAAACTGTTATGAACAAATTGTCGCATTCGGCTCGCTTCGCTCGCCCTAGACACAAATATCCGTCTATTCTATACGATGCCGAAGAAGAATCGCGGTAGAACCACCAAGAAACGCCAACAGCGAAAAATGAAAGGAGGGATGTTTGAATGGTTCTTTGATAAATCCACCCCACAAGAATCCCAGCAAATGACAGGTGTAGTGCCAGGTGAAACCGCCTCCTCTGATACACCCACTTCATCGGGGTCGGAATTAACTTGGTATGAACGTATTTTCGGCAAATCTACACCTGCAGCACCAACTTCAACGACAACTGGAACACCAAATGGAACACCAAATGGAACACCAACTGGAACATCAACTGACACATCAATGGGTTCCACAAGTGACGGGCAAGACTCCGGAGACAAAGAAGACGGACCCCGCCAAGTCACCCTAACCGGAGGAAAGCGTCGCCGTCATAAAAAAACCAATCGCCGCCACCGTCGTTCCAAAAAACACGCGTAATTCCATTTCTCTCAAAATCTATTTGAAGACTATATTCCATTTAGCAATAGTTACCCATTTGATTCATTCTACATGTGGGATTATATCATCATAAACATCGCGTTATCTCTCGCCGTTATTGTATTTGCGCACTTTATTTGGGAGCATTTGAAAAACACGTATTCTGTTAAAAAAGTAAAGAATTTAGCCGAAATACAAACAAATAAATACAAAGCAATGATTGATGAATTGAGAGATGGGAATCGCGCGCCTGACCCCGTCCCGGAACCCGATTCCGACGACTCGTTTCTCTCGCCTGAAGAGAAAAACTGGATGGTGAGCGAACTACACGCCTATTTAGAGTCTGGACATATTCGTTAACGTCTAGACTTATTCTCTGCTCTCCCTTCGGGAAGGTCGAGCAGAAAAAAGTATATTCCATATACGCTGCCCATATTCGTTTTTAACGAATATGTCCAGACGTTAATGTCTAGACATTGGAAACGGGCATCGCGTCCTAGAGATACACTGCCAAAATTGAAAAACGTGTAGTATTTCCTCCCTCCATTATACTATTACAACAAACCACATAAACTCACTGTGTGAAATCCATATACAACGAACTGTTCAAACAACCATGCAAACTCCGTCCCTCTCTCGATTTCCCTCCTTCGAACTTTCCTATGAAACCGTGCACCATAAGAAAGTTTCCAGTTCTCCTTCGGTTGCCGTCGTGATTCCGATGGGCAAAAAACATTTCCTATGGGTCTTTGAGAGATCCGTGTATCGTATTGATGTAAACAAAGAGAAAAAACCTGTCGCCATTCAGAAACTAACTGGCATTACCGTCCCACACGATTATCTCTTGGAAACCGTCATTTATGGCACATATCCGGCGTCTCGACAGACCGACGAGCAGTCCTCCTCTACTCCGCCTTTCATTGTCGAAGACATGTATGTGTGGAAAGGCATGTCTCTCGCGCATTTATGTTACGGAGACAAACTCGGGTTTATCCGCGATTTCATGTCGAAATTCCCCTCTTCGCAATTCGTGTTGCCGTGTATGTGGCATTTACCCGAAAACCAGCCTCTCGACAACGCGATTCAAGTTACCCCTGGCTATCTCCCACACCATATTCAGTATCGAGAGATTGGCAGACATGCGCCTTATATCAATATCCCGCTTCCGAAAAAGGGGATGGTGCACGAACCCCGTACCACAACCAAACTAGAAGTTCCAAAACACCAGATTCCCCGATTCGACTACCGGAAACCGCATTTCCATCAATCCGCCGTGTTTCAAGTGGTGGCGGATGTCCAGTTTGATATTTATCATGCCTATGCGTATAGCGACCAAGGACTGCCCATCTATTGCGGACCTCTCGGCATACCTACTTATAAAACAAGTGTGTTTATGAACGGGATTTTCCGTAATATTCGAGAGAACCGGAATCTCGATTACATTGAAGAATCGGACGACGAGGACGATTTCGAGAATACGTCGGAAACCAAGTATGTGGATTTAGAGAAAGTGGCGAATATGGAATGCACGTTTTCGCATAGACACAAGAAATGGGTTCCGATGAAAATCGCGCCCTCCGGCTCGAAGATTGTACATATCCGGAAATTGGTGTTGGAACCTACTACGGAATCGGAGAGACGGCAACCACCGAATAATCGGTCGGCGAACCCTCGGCGGTTGTATGCGAATCGATAAAATCACGTGTATATGTAAACATAATGGATTTGTCCACTTATGAACAACGTATTTATTCGCAAAACGGAGAAGACGGAATTACCATGAAACTTGTGGAGCTTTTGTACAGTGAACATACCGATAATTATTATGTAGAATTTGGCGTGCAAGACGGGCAAGAATGCAATACACGTATTTTGAGAGAAAAATATAGATGGAAAGGATTACAGATGGACGGGTCGAATGAACGAACGGACATCCATTTGCATAAGGAATATATTACCAAGGAAAACGTGGTCGAGTTGTTTCAAAAATACGGGGTGCCCCCCACTATTCAGGTATTGTGTGTAGATATTGATTTCAACGATTTTTATTGTCTAGCAGAAATCCTCAAATCCTACACATGTGATGTGTTGATATGCGAATACAACGCCACCCATTTGCCCGACGAAGACAAAGTCATTGTCTATGATGCCACGGGAGGATGGGACGGAACCAATTATTTCGGCGGTTCGCTTCTCGCCTTTACACGTTTGGCAAACAAACACGGTTATTCTCTCGTCTATTGCGAACAAAAAGGGGTCAACTGTTTTTTCGTGCGGACTGCCGTATTAGAGTCAAAGGAACTGTCATTTTTGCACCAAGATGACGTGTCGAAAATCTATCGCAAACCGAGGTATGGCAATGGACCGAATGGGGGACATGCGATGGATTGGAGACATCGTGTCTACCTCAGTTCGGAAGAAGCAATTTCCCAATAAGGCGCATAAAGAAATCGGTGTGTAGGCAACTTATAGAAGGCAAATGTCAACAAACTACGTTACCTACAAAACGAAATACGGGAAAGTCACACTCTATGCGAACGAGATTTATATTGGCGGCGAATTCAGGCGAGGTAGGTATTGGGACGAATCCACGCTCTTGTCGTTGAAACCGTACATTGACCCGAATCGAAATGTATTGGAAATCGGCGGGCATTGTGGTACTTCGACATTGGTGTATGCGTCTTTTTTGAATGCTGGGCAACAAGTCCATGTGTATGAACCCCAGAGAAACATGTACGATTTGATATGCAGGAACATTGAGCAGAATGGGTTGGGCGACAAGATTGTGCCGTACAACAAGGGTGTGTTTTGTTATAGCGGGAAAGGGCGAATGAACAACACGGATTTGGATGGTGGAGGCGGGAATGTGCAGAAACGTTATGCGGAAGAACAGAATTTGGGGTGTAATTTCGGGGGCATTTCGTTGGGTGGCGACGGCGAACCGATTGAGTTGACGACGATAGACGAAATGGGTTTAGAGAATGTGGGGTATATTCACTGCGATGCGCAAGGGTCGGAGAATTATATTTTCGCAAAGGCAAAGGAGACGTTGCGTCGATCGAGACCGGTGATTTATTTCGAAGACAATGCGAAATATGGGGAGTATTTGTACAACACGGTAAAACAGGCTTATCCGGAATACGAAGAAGAATCGCGGTTCGATTTACGCCGGTTCTGTATGGAGGAATTGGGGTACAAACGGTACATTGAGAAATACCGCGGGAGTATTGACGAGTTGTTGTTGCCGTGAGAGATAATGTCTGGCATCATAGTATAATGGCGTTTTTGGACGAAGACACGAGTATTTTATCGAAGAATGTGGGACAGGGCGGAGCGGGGGTGTATGTGCCGGCTGCGTACGAATATGGGTCGAAAGCTGCGTTGGTGAGTGGAGGCAAGCGTAAAAGGAGACGGACGAAGAGAAGACGGACCAGCCGGCGTAATACCAAGAGACGCGGCACACGGTAACTGATAGACATATCATTTTTTATGTGAAAAAAAGATGATATATATATAGGTGGGCTAGCTTATATGGCTAGGCTAGAGTTATTCATGTTCGACGAATGGAAACACGTCGTCGACCTCTTTTTTGATTACGTGTAACACGTTTTCGTCGATTTGAACGTGAACGTCTTTTGCCTCCTGCAGTCCGAGTTCTGACGACATCTCTACCGCCATTCTCATCAAGAAATCGGATGACTTTTTCCGGGTTGTCGATTCCGTATTTTTTTATTATTTGTATAAGTCCACCTTCCCCGAGTCTATCATCTACCATATTTAGATACTGGTTAATAATATTATCTATTTGTTCGTAGTTTTTGTCTCCAAATACCTCCGGAAATTGGGCTCGGTTTTGTCTTATTTTAAGTTTGAATTCTTCCATTTTCTATAAACTCCCCCTAGATATTTTCCGCCATAAAATCCAGCCCTTCGATTTTGACGCAACATTTCCCGATTCCTTGTCCCTGTTCCGGTTCCTCGTCGGAATCCGCCGTCACGCTCGCCTTATACGGTGAATACACCGTCTTCCATTCTCCTCCCGGATACTTGTCCGAATCCATTGTTTTGATACGATACTCGCATTTCTTGAAATACCGCCGGCGCTGAAACCACTGTTTCTTAAACACCTCATGTCGGTCGACAATATCCACCACAATTGGTCGCTCATGTTTCACTCGCAAGATTCTTCCAACGGACTGCACAATATCCGTTTTGGGCGTCGCCAACACGAGAGAATTCAGTGTTTTGATATC